ACGATTCAGAAACTTACAAATGATGGTAAGATTGAAGTTGATGATAGCTCTAACGTATCCAAACTTGTCGCTGATTTGTATAAGCTTATTGAGCATGGACATGTTCTTAAGTGCAGAAAGCTTGCGATAAAGAATGAGCATGTGTTTAATAATGATTACCCTGTATTGATTAAAGAGATGTTTAATTACATCGATGACGTGCCATGCATTCAAGAAGATAAGAAAAAGTCGCAGCTTACTACTTGCCACGACTTTATCTATAAATCAGCGTTTTGTATGGATCAAGAAATCAACGCATATGCATGCTTTATTACTTTAAGTAAATGCTAGTGTCAGGCATGTTACCGCCTCCGATTGCTTGAGCATCATGAGAAGGTGCACCAAACTGATCTGTCTTAGCATTGACATTATGTAACTCTCTATCATCACCCATAGCAGGTTGTTTCTCAGCATCAGGTAAATAACCTGCTTCTACTTGAGATTTAAGAGGGTTAGACCCAACATATGATTCTTCATCTTCATACTCTAATGTATCTGGGTCAATTTTAGTGCCGTTAGGTCGTACCATACTGTCTGGTACTGGCATTCTATTTGGATAAACATCTACTGGTTCGAAGATGTCATCAGGAAATTGATAAAAACCATCATACCTACCAGGAGCTGTTTCTTGTGAAACAGTAATAGAAAACTCTCCGCTTGAGTTATCTGTGTTACCTGGTTGGCTAGAAGGGTATTTGTTCTCAATACCAGAAACACGCAAGTTAAGATCACTAGCTAAAAGATCATCTAACTTAGCCTGATACTCTGGGCTTAATTGTTTATAACCTTCAGTAGATTTGTAGTTATCTCTTACTTTAACTAAATCTCCAGTAAGAAAACCACCTCTGGTAAATCTAGATACGTAAGATTCGTAAATCTTATTGAATTTCTTTTCCACAATATTATTTATGCTGCAGAAGCTAATTAAAAGGTAGTTATAAATATTAATATGGCTAACATAGTACTTAATAACTTAGCTAAACCTAAAAATATTACTGATAAACCTCAGTTTACATATGCTGACGTTAAAGTAGATTTTGAGTGGGATCAAACCCAACAAGCAGAGTTATATTCTAATCTTAAAGATGTTGATCTTGTAGGTAGTTATGATTTAGGAGCTATTGAAAATAGTATTGTCAACATATTTACATCTTTTCCAGGAGATAAGATATTAAACCCTCAATTTGGTCTTAATTTAAATCAATTCTTATTTTTACCTTGTTCAGAAGATACAGCTCTTAATATAGGTAATACTATAAAAAATCAATTATATCTTCAAGAGCCAAGAATTACCGTAAAGGAAGTATTGGTTACTGCTATACCAGAACAAAATCAATACACAATCAACCTGTCACTTGGTGTGCCATTCATAAATAATAATACAACTATAAAATTTAAAGCTTTACTTAACTCTACAGGAGTTACATTTTATCAATAACTATGCCTGACAACGATTATAAATTTAAACAAGACGGTTATGTAGCATTTGATGCTATAAGTCTTAAAGATCTTATCATCGAAAAGATGAATGATCAGAAAGTCTTTACCGATCAAAACTATGAAGGCAGTAACTTATCAGCTATTATTGATATCGTTGCTTATTCTTATCACGTTTTAATTTACTATTTGAATAAAAATTCTTCTGAGAGTAATTTTAGTCAGGCTGAACTCTACGAAAATATTAATCAAATAGTAAAAAGTATTGATTATAACCCTACAGGGCCACAAACTGCTAATATTAACTTTGAAGCTGTTGCTAATGCAAACCTATCAATTAATTCATATACTATACCAAGATTTAGTTATTTTACTTTCTCAGGCACTTCATATAGTTTTGTTCAAGACGTAACATTTCAGAAAACATTAAATGGAGTTGAAGCATTAATTGATTTACAAAACAACAATCTTTTATATAATGGTCAGTTTGTTGAGTTTCCTATATTTTCAGCAATTGGGGAAGAAAATGAAGTAGCTTTTCTTGCTGCTACCGACACAACAGATAACTTTTATATAGATAATAATAACATTTACGTTTATGTGTTACCAGGGGGAGTGTTAAACCCCAAATGGGAACAATGGTCAAGATCATCATCATTATATCTTGAAACAGGTTCTGCTAAGAAATATTCAGTTCGTTTTAATGAAAATGAACAATATGAAATTAAGTTTGGTAATAATATAAATGGTAAAAAGCTTAACGAAGGTGATTTAGTTGCTATTTATTATCTTAAATCAGATGGTCAAAATGGTCAGATTAGTAAAAACCAAATAGATAATCAGCAGTTATACTTTTATAACACAACGCAATTTAATGCAATTTTAAACGACACCACATCAAGCGGCGCTAACATTATAACTAGTGCTGAAGCTGCTAATGTTTCGTTTACTAATGCAAATGCTTCTACATTGTTTAAAACAAAAGAGAGCGTTGAAGAGATAAAAGTAAATGCTCCAAATTTATTCAACTCACAGTATAGGTTAGTTACTACAGATGATTATAGAAATTATATATTAAAGAATTTTGGTAACTGGGTTAAATCAGCATCTGTTGTTAACAACTTTGACTACACTGCAATTTATCAGAAATACTTTTTTGATATAGGATTAGATAGACCTAATGATGATTCAAGAGTTTTGTTTAATCAGGTTAATTTTTCCGATGCTTGTGATTTTAACAATGTATATATTTTTGCTGTACCTAATAAGATTTTAGAAACTAGTTTGGATATTAGAACAAACTTCTTATCAATAGCTCAAAAGAATGCAATCAATATATTATTAAACGATGTTAAATCTGCTACAACTGAATTAGTAGTTTCAGATCCAGTTTATATGGAATTAAATTTTGGAGCTAGTAATGGAAGTGATTATGACTTTATTGATGCTGCAGGAGATGAATCTTACTTATATGTTGAAGTAGATAGAAATTCAAGAAGAGATTTAAGTTCGGTTCAAAAAGAAATAGCTTCAATATTCTTAGATTATTTTAACAATAATAATTTAGATTTAGGTCAACTTATTTCGTTAAAAGATTTATCTCAATTAATTTTAGATGTCGATGGGGTTGTTGAATTTTCAACAAGAAGAAATTATAAAGGAAGTACTATTATTAATAATCAATTACAATTAGCTTTATATAATCCAGTTTATCTCACATCTGATTATATGACTACTGATCAAGATATAAGATTACAATATTTTCAATTCCCATATTTTAAAAACTTATCTTTAGTATCGGAAAGAATTGAAGTAATAAGACAAGGTTAACATGCCAAATTATAACACAGGATATTGGAATTTTAAAAGTTATAACGTCTTTGACGTTGAGTCATTATCTTCTTACGCTTTACCTCAAACACCTGTTAGATTTGTTCCTGGGAATTACGAAACATCTGATTTCAGCAACAAGTATATATTATGGGATTTTGGCGATGGGTCAACAAAAGTAAATTCTTTTTCAGCTGAACATTATTTTTATTACCCCGGTACATATAGCGTAACAATGACGTTAATGTTGTCATCAGGTAATACAGTACTAGATTCATATAGAAAAGATATTCAAATTTTAGATTTTGTAAGTAACAGTTTTAGATTTAAACCTTTTATTGGTAAAAATTCATTATATCTTTATCTTACCGCAGGCAATGCTTCACCTCAATTAACATTAGAAAGATATAATAGTTTACAAACTTACGGAAACAAATATTCTTTCTTTTTAAATGCTAGTGGAAGTAATTCTTTATATTATGACATTACTAAGTTAGAAAAAGAACCGTATTCACATTTATTACCAACTCATAGATTTTTTAAAAGAGAAAATATTACTTTAGAAACAGGATCTGTTTTTAGTGATACTATTGTTAATAAAGTAGATACTATCGATACTAATTTATATGGTAGACTTAATCAAAGTACTTTAGTTGAACCTACTTCTTCATCTGATAAAGGAGCTTTTTTTGTAGGTACAAGTGGGTCTGCAGACTTTTACTTTGTTGATGATACGGTAAACAATTCTACATACCATCTTTTAGCTACAGTAGATACAACTAATTTTCCTGATAATTATACCAAATATTATAACTTAAAATATGATTCTGATTTACCAGTAAAAAATAGTGATACTGCAAAGTATAGTGTATTTGAAAATATATATAAACAACCAGACTTTATACACATTTCATCTAACGGTATAGATGGTGAAGGTAAAAAGATATCTACGTTTAATATTAACCCTAGTAAATTTTTAGATCAGCAAATAAGTTTTGTAGCTAAAACAAAATTCAATAGTTGGTATGATAGTAAAACAATACCAACAAATTTTAATTACAATTTTGATTTTGCAGAAAATGCAATTCATATAAAGTTAATAACAGCTGATAAGTTAACCTTAGTATCAGAATTAACTGAATATGTGAGTTTTGATACAGAGTTATTTAAAAATTATAGATTAGGTTGGGTTAAAGGAAGTTTTGTTTTTCCTACTAGTGCATATAAACTTTGGAACAATAATAACATAGACAGTACTAAACAAATGTTTAGGTTGTCAGCTTATATGTATACAGATAATTTTTCATTATCAGGTACTAGTGATGCTTTTCATTTATATCCATCATCAGGGGTTAATAAAGTAGCTAAAATAAATGAAAATTTTGATATGTCTACTTATATGAAGGACTTAGCTTTTCAGCCTTCAATATATAAAAGACCTCAAATATTTGATTCTTTCTTTGGAACAATTTTAGGTACGTTAAGTTCTGAAACTAATGCCATAGGAAAAAGAATATACGAAAAGACTTCTAATTTTATTCAAAATAATGTAAACATTGATACATGTGATATAAAAAACTTATATGGGTATGCTTTAGAGTATAATGTAGACTTAGATGATTTTGCTTCTTCAAACCTATTAATTAATTACCCTGCAGATTTAAGCAGACTGGTAAACATATTCTCTATTAAGAAATCTTTACTATTTGGTAAAAGAAGTCAGTACCAACTTAATTTTAATGACAAATATAATTTAGCTGATAAACCTAATGATACATATAATGCAGCTAAAAATTATAGAGATGGAAAAATATACGGTAACAATCTAGGTGATAGATTAGATATAATGGATGGTATTATCTATAAGAACGAAGATTATATAGTTGGGTATGAGACATTTTCTGAAAGGTACACCTTACTTAGAACAAATGTAAACACAATACCTACTAGTAGTTATGCATTAAGTTCATTTGATAAAAGTTGGGGATGGGGATTAGTATTACCTAATGATTTTTACGATCAAAGTAATTTTGTTTACGAGCTATCTTCTTACTATAAATTTTACAGATTCGTGCCAGTTGTACCTGGTGATTGGACTAATAATATTATTAACTGGGATGATGTTTATCAAACTACTATTGATTTAGAAGGTGAAAATACATTATCTGCTTACTTACCATCTTATATGAGCAATTACAATATTGATACATCCCCCTTAAAAAATTGGGATAGTTATGCTGGTGTTATAGAACAGAACTTAAATTATCAATTAAGCATAGGTCTTGAATTGTTATCAGCTAGCTAACTTATTAAATATTATCAATGCCAGTTAACACTATAGATAGATTTAGTGATTATAAAATCGAAAGATCAATTACCGTTTTAGGTAATTTATCCGATGCTGTAGATTATAATAATCCTCTAGATTTTAAGGCCTGGCTTTCTTACTTTAAAAACAACTCAGTTTCAATTGAAACTTTTAAAAATTCCTATCAAAAATATTTAACATCATGGAATGTAGTTAAGAATACTTTCTTAATAAATCAAAATAACGATGTTAAGCAGCAGTATATATCATTAGTAGAACAAATTTCATTAGATGTATTCACTGAGCAGGAAAGAAAATTTCTAAGATCTATTGATTATAAAGATAGCGAACAATTAGATACTATTGTTCCCTTAGTTGCATCGAAAATAAAGTCACTTACTAGTTATTATAAAAACTTTAGAGAGACAGTAAAGACACAACCGAGACGTAATAATATATTCTCTTCTAATATAGGCATTACTTCTTTCTTAACTAAACTAATAAGTGATCTGTTAAATTATAATTCAGATACTATCTCTTTAGCTCATCGTTTTGGAGCAAATAAGAATTTTGTACTTAGTAACGTTAATTATGTAATAGATGAACTTTATGATAATTATGATGATTACTTTGATTTAACTGCTTCAGTACCCGCATCAGGTTATGAGTATGGAGGTAAAGAAAGAACCGATCAATGGAATAGTAATACTAATCCTTGGGATCCAGATTTGTTTATCAATTACGATAACTCAATAGTAAGAACGTTATCTTCTTACAATTATATTTTAGAAAATTTTATATCAAATCTTTCATTCCCAGTATCATTAAATTCAACTGATGTTGATTATCTTAAAAATAAAGATTTTATAAATCAATTTAATGATGGTAATACTGATAATTTAAACTTACAAAATAAGAAAGCTTTATTTGAAAAGTTTATTGGTACAGATTGGTATTATTTAACTGCAGGCGAAAATACTTCTGAAGCTTTATCTGGTAAATTAATAGAAGCTAAAAATATATCTCAAAATTATCTTAACAGAAACAATGTTAGTACTGCTACTTTACCAAACACTGCTTTCTTAGTAAGAGAAAAAGATATGGGTGGTTTTTATAAACCATCTAATTTAGGTACATTAGTTTATAATGTTTTTAAATTTAACTACAATATAAATTACCAAGCACTATCAGGTAATACCATTTATTACTTTCCAGATCCTACAAAGTATATAGGTACGTACGGTAATTCTAAATATACTAAATCTACTTTTGAAATATTTGATGTAAATGAAAATGCTTATGTTGTTAATTATGATGTAAGTAACTCTGCAGCTTTTGGTTACATTAACGATACTTCATTTTATCTTAATTTTCACGGTTATGAAAATGTAGAAGAAAAGAATCAAATTTATTCTTCAGGTGTATCTAGAAACTACGATAAAGTAGATTTCTTTAAAGGCAAAGGAGATATATGGAGCAATAACGATGTATATAATATTAAAAATAAAGCTCTTTATCCTTTAGATGAAAGACAAAGTTCTTTATTAGTTGGTAACAATAGTTTGGTATTTAACTCAAGCGACATCTATGGAAATAGTATCGGCTTGCTAAAAAGTTCAACTAAATCATTATTCAATAGCGTATCTTCTACTTATAATAATATAACTCAAAGATGTTTATTTTTAAGTAACGGTTTGTTTTATATAAACAATGAACCATTTAATTATGAATCTGCTATTGATGGTGACTATGGTGAGTTTATTTATGACATATTACCTGGTCAATCATTTACTTCAAGTTTATGTTCATTAGGAGATTTAGAGTTTACTACAGAGACATCTAGTAGAATATACAATGGTAGTTTTGATATGCCTTGGTGTTTTACTTCATCTATTTTTTATAACAGAGGTAATACTTATGATGGTGTATTTTATTCTACGTTTAATAATGTATTGTTACCAGATTCACCTAGCAGTGATTCACCTTCTTGGAATCAAAATATTCAAACTGTTTATTATAACAAATTAGTTGACGGTGCTAGTGATATAAATGGTAACAGACCTAACTTTGTAAGAACAGCTACATTTTTAAGATCTTTAAGTTCAGTTTTAGATTGCGGAAGATTTGAGTATGTAAATCAATTAGATCCTTTCAACATATCTAATGTAGAGTTAAAACGTTTTGATAAAATAAAACATTACGGTACTATTTTAGAAGGTCTATCTACACAATATGTAAATGAAGATGCTACTTCTAATAAATCCATTTATGATAAAAAGTATCAGTTATCATCATACTCTTACTTTAGAGATTTAAACAATAATGTAACGCCTTTATCTGCTTCATTAAGTGCAATATTTGTAAAATATTCAGCTAAGCCTGAAATATATAATGAACTCAATAATAACATTATTAAACTTGACGTAGTGTATGATGTTTGTGTAATTGAAACACCAAACTATCAAGTTATTGAAAAGATAGATTATGATTATAGTACGGGTAAAGTATTAGCATTTAACAGCTCGTTAAATTATATTAATAGAATAACTTCTGGTAATACCCATGTAGAAAAGTTCGGTAACTTTTATTATCACGAAAAATCAAATACAATATTATTCCATAAAACGTCTATTCATTCAGCATTATCTGCTACTAATTACAAATACCTTTACCCTACAATTTACAAAATGGAATTAGATAGTTTAAGTCTTAAACAAATCTTTCCTAAATCTACTAACTCATTAATTTATAGAGAATTATCTGCTTATAGTTTTAGATCTGTTAATAATATTAACAGCAGTATAGTAGATGCTTCTGATCCTTATTATAATGTTTATGAAGTAGATAGACCTGTTTTAACTTATGATTCTGAAACTAACACATATAGCTATGTAATAAAGAGCGTTGATTTATCTGATAGTATTGCATTCTATTACCAGAATTATAAATTTATAAATGGTAAGTTTGAAAATGTAGATAATGAAATATACTTCCAAAGTTCTAGAATAAGAAATGAAAATTATTCCAACCCTCTAACAGCTAGTTTTATTGACTACAATTACTTGGACGGCACCCAGCAAAGTGTATGGCTTGAAAGTGAAGGTGTTTTGAAATTAGGAGAACAACAGTAAATATATATAATGCCTTCAACAATTAACACAGCTAAAGCAAATAATATAATCTTAGAAGATGTATTAGACCTTACTAAAGATATTATTATATCTGGAGAGTTTTCTTTCTTTGGTAGTTTAGTCAATGGAGGTGAAGGCTTTTGTATTTTCTTATTAGATGCAAATTCATCTGGTAATGTTGGTAGCCCTGGCTCTGGGTTAGGGTTTGCACCTACAGAAGGTTTAATTGAGTATGAAGGTAATGATATATTTCTAGGTACAGATCAATCTTTACTAGGTGTTGCTTTTGACCATGTAGGTGATTTTTCTAGACCATTAGGGGGTCAATATACTTCAGGTACTGCTGATACTAGACCTAATTCAATAGGATTACGTTATGGTAATAGCGGTAATAAAAACTTTGACTACATTGACACTAGTATAAGTTTAACTAACTTTGGTTTAGATTTATACGAAACAATCGGTTACAAATACCCTTCAGTTACCGCAACTCAAACTAAAACCCCTACAATAACACCTACTAAGACTTTTACTAACACAGTAAATTCAACTTTAACATCTACACAAACTAATACAGTAACTAGAACTAACACCCAATCTAGAACTAATACTCAAACAAGAACACATACTCAAACATTTACACCATCTAATACTAGTCAAGCTTGTTCAGTAGTAACACCCACACCTACAAGAACAATTTCACCCACTTTATCACAAACTAAAACATCTACCCCTACGAACACACCTACTAATTTTGCAATTAATCCTGTTCGTAAAGCATTTAAAGTAAGAGTTACTAATTACGGTAAGAAGGTTATTGTTTATCTAAGAAACGATGCTTATTCAAACTTTATTAAAGTATATGAATATGATAATCTTAACTTAGAAATGCCTTTATCAGGTAAAACCAAAGTAGGTTTATCTTATGCTACAGGGGTTGATACATCAGCATTTCACATATATAATTTTTCAGTTAATGGTATTGGTTATGAAAATCCTTTTACACCAACACCTACCGCTACTAGAGGTTTAACACCAACAACTACTTTAACTCCTACGTTAACTAATACAGTTACGGTATCTTTAACTCGTAATCATACATCTACACCCACCCAATCTAGAACGAATACAAGAACCAAAACCCCTACCCAAACTTATACTCAATTTGCAACCCCTAGTAAGACTAGAACTAATACAGCTACTCAAACTAGAACATCTACTATTTCTAGAACATCTACTCAATTTGCTACTAGAACACAAACACCCACCCAAACAAGAACATCTACTCAAACTAGATCAAACACCCCTACTCAAACCCGTACGCCTACCAATACTAGAACGCAAACTCAAACTCCAACCCCAGGTACATCATCTACTGCACGTTTTGTTGCTGAATCTAATTCTACTAATATGTTTAGATTTGAATCCGATTGGGTTGAAGCTGATAGTGCAGCCGCTGCAGTAAACGTTCTTATTAATAACGGAAGATTTGGATTTAATAAAAATAATTCTTTAAGTAATTTATTAAATTTAAGATCAACCGTACCTGATGAATTTAACCCCGGTGGTGTAATTAATAATTTTAACAATACTTATTTTACTTCTTATTTCTTTAATGGGCCTGCTAATGCTGCTCAAAATGAAAATGATACAGCAATAGACGGGCAAATATCTTGGATGAAAATTCCTTTTATTGAAAATCCAAGTGTTTCGAGTAACCCTAATACGGATTATAGACAAGGTATTTCTTCCAATATATACCAAGCATTACAAATTTTATTTACAACAGGAGATACTTTAAGTGGCACTTTAATTTATATTGATAAGCAAGATAATTCATATAACTTTGCAGGGTCAAATTATAATATATGGAATATTGATGGTTTAACTTCAGATTATAAGATTGCAACTTATGATTTAAATACCAGTGATTTATATGTACCTAATTATGATAACACAGGTAACATATTGTATAATACTGATTATATAGAAGGTTCAATTACTAAAGATAATTTTCTTAAAACTCAAGATCTATTTAGATTAATACCCGATACTAGATATATTACTGTTACAAATAATGAAATTGATATAACTTTTAGTTATTGTTCGGAATTAATTTTTTATATCAACCCAGATGATAATTCAACACATTGGGGAGCAAGATTAACTTTATTTACTAATGCCATACAATAATGGAAAATACTATTTACATTAACAATTCAACTGATTATTCCGTATTAAGTGCAGCTGTAGCATCAGGATACTATTTTAAAAACCCTGTTGACTCTAGTAGTGATTACTACACCAACACAGCAGAGAGCGTTACGTTTAATTCAGATACATTTACTCAATCATTTACAGGTTATGAATTTAACAGTAATGAACTAGTTTATAAAAGAACGACTAATGTAAATCTTAGCAGTGTAAAATATAGTGAATTTAGTACTATAATTTATAATTTATCTGGTATTAATGATAGTACTAATACAATTGTAAAAATAGTATTTGAGCCTTTGTCGGGAATATATCAGACTGTTACTTATAATGGAGAAAGTTTAGAATTTGATAAAGGTTTGCCTTACAAATTTGCATTAGGAGGTAATACTAATAATAATCCTAAAAATATTTTATATCCTTACGATTATAATTTACGAGAAGAAGATGGGGAAGAAAAAACATTTACGTCTAGATTTTCAGCATATAGGCAAGATGGTCTAGTAGATGAATATGTAATTGATATTTTAATTTCAAGGGATAGTATATATAATGTATCAGATAAAATGAATCTTTTAGATTCGCAAACTTTACCTTTGTCATCTAAAGACCCTTTAATAAAAATAGAATTAGAGAATCCTAATTATGTTAACAATTTTGTTTTAAGAAGATTTGTTACTCCAACTCAGACTAGAACTATTACGCCATCACAAACACCAGATGCTACACCTACAAGAACACCTACACCAACATTTACTAGAACAAGATCTCAAACACCTACAGCAACTAGAACTAGAACTCAAACTAGAACAAGATCACAA